GCACATATGGACAAGCCAAAAACACCATATGGAATGAACTCAAAGATAGACTGTATGCAGTTAATTGGATTAAAAAAGTAAATGAATCAGACCTTACTATTATACTTAAGAATGATTCAAAGATATTTGTCAAATCAGCTGACAACCCTCAAGTTTTAAGAGGGAGCCGATACGACATGATTTCACTTGACGAAGCCGCGGATTTAAAACCCGAGTTGTGGACTACAATATGTAGGCCCATGTTAGCAGACAGCAATGGACATGCTCTCTTTATTGGAACACCAAAAGGAAAAGGCAATTGGTTCTATGACTTGTATGTTAAAGCAGGTGCTGAACAAGAATGGAATACTCACACATATCGAACAATAGATGGCGGTTGGATTACAGAAGAAGAAATAGAAAGTGCCAAAAGAGATTTAGATTCACGTGAATTTGCCCAAGAGTTTCTAGCAGAGTTTCAAGACTATAGTGGTATCATATATCATTCCTTCAGTGAGGACAACATACAGCCCAATACGTTCCCAGTAGAACAACTTAGGACTCTACACATAGGTATGGACTTTAACAACAGTCCTATGAGTGCTGTGATAGGTTATATGAACGGTAATAAACTATACGTGGTTGACTTTATTGAAATATATCAAAGTAACACATATGAAATGATACAAGAAATTAAAAGACGTTACCCAAATAAAAACTATATATGTTATCCAGATGCAAGTGGTAGTCACAAGTCAACTAACAGTAATCAGAGTGACCATATCATATTGGCAAACAATGGATTCAAGTTAGTTGTGGGCAAAACCAATCCTCCAGTATTAGATAGAATAAATGCAGTAAATAGTTTGTTATGTAATGCACATGGTGAACGCAACTTGCTTATTGATCCTAAATGTGCAAAGATAAGAGAGATGTTAATCAAAATGAGTTACAAAGAAGGCACTAGAATACCAGACAAAGACAATGTGTTAGACCATGCCGCTGATGCTTTAGGATACTTAGTGTATCAAAACTTTGGCATTAAACGTGACTTAGGTAAAGGCTATGGACATAGCAGGAGAAGTTTATAATGAGTGATGACAACATAAGGAAACAAGCAAAAGCAATAGTAGATGCTTCACCAGAACTAAAACGTGCTAAAGATATCAGCAATGGCTTTAGTGGTAAAGGCTTTGGTGCTACCCATGGTGGCAAAGGAAGTGCTAGACGTATCGGTGATGAACAAGCATACAAAGACAATTTCGATAAAATAGACTGGGGTAAAAACAAAGTTAAACCCAAGTTTAAAACTAAAGTAAACGGTGTCTATATAGATCATGTTAACGAACAAGAAATAGATAAGTCATGATAACAAAAACATACACATTCTATTGGTATGATATGAGTAGCACATATCAAAAGAAAGACCGAATTAAAACAGTAAACAAAACATGGACAATGAGCTCTGCCAAAGAATTAGATGGATATGCCCGTTATGAAGCAGGCAGAATAGGTGCATTCAAACACGAAGAATACATACGATAAATACACATAGTGACTTATAGTGTTCAGTGTGTGGTATGTCTTAAGTTACTAGGAACCTCATAGTGTGGCCATTGTGGGGTTTCTTTTTGAGTCAAAAAAAAGCGCCTTACTAACAATACACACAATGTTTTATTAAGTAAGACGCCTACATAAATTGCAACACACTACACACACCCGTGTGTAATAAAGAAACAATAAACATTGTATTCTAATCCAGGAATTCTCCTTAATTAAAAATTAGTGTTTCCTTTGTTACAAGTAGTTAATTATACTTCTTTACAGCTCAATGTCAACCTTTTTTGGTGATTATTTGATTAAACACCGTATTATAACCTTATTGTGGTATATTTGCATAAATACATCAGTATACAACAAAAACTTTGAAAGAACGTTTTACCCCGCGGGAACAAAATATGAGCGATAACCTATCCGAATACAGTGAGTTTATCACCGGCGTCCACAACTTATACGAACGATATCATGACACATGGGATCTATCCTATCGTAGTTTTGTGGGATCCGAGGAATACAAACAAGGTAGATACCTTAAGATGTTTGATTCTGACCAACAAACAGCCAGTGAAGTAATAAACACTTATACTCGTGATGAGTTTGGCAACACTACTGGCAAATACAAAGCCAGGGTAAACAATAATGTAGGCTTTGATAGAGCTGATGCAAAAAGTGGCAATGATGCAGGCGGCAGTTTCTACAATGAAAAGATTAACAACGTAAGTTTCTACAACTATGTTAAGTTAATCGTTAACGAATACAACGCAATCCTATTTAAAAACCCAGCACATAGAATGTTACCAGAAACGTTTGTTATGGATTCATTTGCACAAAACTGTGATGGAGAAGGCAACAGTTTGCCAGAGTTCTTCAGTCAAGTAGACACACTAGTAAGTGTATTTGGTGTGAGCTGGTTAAGTGTAGTAAAGCCAAGTGGATCAGAAGTTCCACGTTTTAACATATATAAGCCATTAGATGTTATGAACTGGGAATTTGGTTATGACATGAATGGCGACCAAGTGTTGAGAAAACTAGTAATTAAAATAGCAGAAGATGAAAACCAAGTTGTTTACAGATACTTTACGCAAGACACAATTGAAACTGTGTTTTATTCAGAAGATGAAGATTACTTACCACCTGAAATAGAAGATGTATTTCAACAAGACGAAGGTGTATTTAGAGTAGTGCAACCAAATGAATTAGGATACATTCCGGTGTTTCCAATTTATCAAGGTATACCTACATTCCCTGGCGTTGGTTCAAGTCCTTTATTAGATGCCTCTATTATACAAAGAGAGATATACAACTTGAATTCGGAAATATATGCTAGTGTAAACTACAGCATACATCCTACATTAGTAGTAGATGAAGCCACAGACGAATTAAACAACGGTGAAATAGGTGCTGAAGCAGGTAGTGTAATTAGAGTAAACAGTGGCTTACAGGGTGAACAAAACTTCACATACGAATTCAGACAACCAAACACTGATCCAATCACAGAGATCAGAGACCTAATAGACAACAAAATAGATAAAATGCTAGAAACATGCATGATTAGAAGTGATGACTTAATTAAAGCATCAAGTAGTGCGGCAATGGTAGAAACATTAGACAGTAAACTACAAGCATTTGTTAGAAAGAAAGCAGTTCAAATGGAAAACGCAGAGAAACGTGCATTTGATATCTATCATGATTGGACTGGAGAAGCTAATACAGTAGAGATTAGTTATAACAGACAATACAATCAACGTGCAATGGAGCACGAACTAAAAGAATTAAACATGCTGATGGACTTATCCGATAGATTAGGATATGGTCAACAAGCACCAGATTTAGAACTATACAATACTCAAGAACAAGCAGAAGCCGTTGCAGAAGCAATGGGTGGAAGTGGATCTCATGAGCACACAGCAGACGACGGCACTGTTAAGTATATGCCGTTCACCACACATGACGAGTATGAAGAATTAATGGGAGTAGATACTCCTAACACAGATTTGCGTGACAAACTTCGCGATCGACTAGAGCAGTTATTGACACAGTCAACTACCAGCAACAGTTTATAATAAGATTGGTTAACGATACTTCGTCGTATAAATGAAGGAGAGAATATTATGTCGGAAGACAATACAACAAATACAGTAGTTGACACTGGTGAAAGTCAAACAGTTCCAGAGACTGAAGTTTCGAAAGAAAGTATCTCTGTTAGCAGTAATGCAACAAAACCAGAAGTGGAAATGAAAGACGGTCGTGTCTTTGTCGATGGTCAACGTATGTTTACCAAAGCAGAAAAAGATGCAATAGCCAAAACAACCACTAGGGAAGTAGAGCAACGTATAATTGCAGAATTAGGCGTTGACAGTTTAAGTAGTGTAAAGCAGGTAGTGAAGGAACTTCAAACCGCGAATATTACTGAAGGCGAAAGTAGTTTAGACGTAACAGCATTGAAAAATACTGTTGCTAAGAAAGAACAAACAGTCGCTGAACTTAAAGCTGAACTAGAAGGTGTTAAAGCACAATATGTCTTAGATGCCCACGTAGGAAAACTAAAGGATGCTATGCCTAGTGCATGGACGCCAGAACAAAGGAATTCAGTAGTCAAATTGATGAGTGCTGATAATATGTTCAAAGTTGAAGGACAAAGTTTCCATATTGCAAATGGAGAGGATTTCTTTACAACTGATGAAGGACAACCTAACTATACTGCCGCTGTTGAAAAAGTGGGTAGAGATTTAGGATTACAGTTTTCCAAGAAAGGAGTTGCTACTGTAGATGCACAAACAACACCAGTATCAAATAAGAGTTCTGAAGTTGATCAAAATAGATTAAAATCAGATCCAGCTTATAGAAATGCTTATGTTGATTTGCGTAGCACAGGTATTGGTCGAGGTGGACTTGTCAACCATAAAACAGTTGAAGCTCACATGGCTAAAATCAAAAGATAGAGATATCTTAAAGAAACTTTAAAAACATAAAACTATAATAGGAGACAATTATGTCAACAAATACAGCAGGAATTGCCGGATTATATAGTGATGTTGTAGCAGACCTTCAGGCTTACTACTCCAACGCAGTGTTGTTACCAAACAGCCAAATGATCCCAAATTCCGTAAACATATCAGAAGGAGCAGGCAGAACTGTTCAGTTCCCTCTACAATCAGCTTTCTCAGTAGGTGTAACACTTACAGAAATGGAAGACATCGTAACTAACCACGCTAATGACATGGGCATTACTGGTTTAGATATTACCGCAGTAAAACGTGGTTCAGGAACATTCGTAACAGAAGAGTCCTTAGAAGACGGTCAATTTGACCAAGTAAGAAATGCAGTTGTTAGTCAGTTAAGTCAGGCGGCGGCACAAGCAACAGACGTTGCTGGTTTCAGAAGCATTGTTAACGGAACAGAAACAGTTCCTACAGACGCAGACGTCCTAGACGGAAGTGGTCTTAATGCAGAACTAGTAAACACCACAGTTGGTGCGGCTGGCGGAAAAGTAGCTCTAAATTGCGTTTTTTCACCTCAAGCCATGGGATACATGGAGAAGCGTTCTATTACAGCTTCTATGCAAGAAGATGTTCAGTTCGATAGACACATCGTAACAGGAACAGTAAGAAACGGCTTTGGTAAATTAAGAAATGACTTTACTAAACTAGTTGGATCAATCGACGGTTCATTAGCTACAGCTGACAATGCCACATTAAGTGACTTTGCTACAGCAGTTGCAAAACTAAGAGCAGGAAATGCTCCAGCTGACGCTTCAGGCTTCTACTATGCGGCTATTACTCCACAAGTAGAATTCATCCTTTCAAGCTTCATCAACGGCGTTAACGGAGCAACATCAGTTGGTTCTTTAAGCGACATTGGTAACAGAGCTTTATTGGATGCAGTTATTTCAGAAGCTATTGGAATTAAGTGGCTACGTTCTAATCAACTAGTTGCAGACATAACTAATACACAAGGCTAATTAGGAGATAACATGGCATTTCAGAGAGATGGATCAAATAATGTATTGGCTTTTGCTGAAGCAGAAGACATTCGAAACTTGGATCAAAGATTGTTTGAAGCAAATGAAATCTCATTTGCTAACTCTGGAACTGCGGCAACAACTATAGACGAATATCTTGACATATTATGTCAACGTGCTACCGATAGGATTGTTACTAGAATGCAAGCCTCTCCCGAGTGGAGTGCATATGCTAGTAGTAAGAGTATCAGTAGCACATCAATTTTGCCTGCTGTCAATAAGAATTTAATTATTGGCAACTTGCAAGATTGGGTTGACTTAACATCAAGTTATGTTATGAAAGAAATGTTACTTCCAAAAGTAGCTGACTTTGGTAACCCAGAGAGTTCAGAAGTAAACAAAATCAAGTTTTACGAAACTAAATTTAATGAATTGTTTAATGAAAAACTTTCAGTAATTGTGTGGTATGATGTGAATGCAGATGCATCCATAACATCCGCCGATGAAATGGTCAACTTTAGAAAAAACCGTAGGACTCGTGGCAAACGATTTATAACAAGGGTCAGATAATGAGTGTAATCAGGGACAGTTTAATAACACAACTTACCACAAACTTATCTAGCAGTAATGTTAGTGTAAGTTCAGAACTTCCGTTCGAAAGTGGTGGGGACACGTTGTATGACAAGAACATGAAAACACTTTATGTTGATGAAGAGCAAATTTCACAAGATACTTTATATGAAGTATTGGACAGGAATAACCTTAACACCAACCAATCTACACTTAATGCATTCGTCACCCTCGATGCCAAAACCCAATTAAGTGATATCAACAGTATAATCAGTAATGTGCTAAGTGCAAAGTCTGTGATTACTAACACTATAACTAGTGAAAGTGATTATGAATCAGACATTGACTTAGACAAGATTACATATACTTTTGAATTTCGCTTTGAAAAAACTGTTTAACTATAGGAGAACAACATGGCAGTAATTAATGTAACAAGCGGTTCTCAAGCAGTATTAACTTTAGGAAATACTGAAGCAATGTCCCTTCCAGGAGGATCAGACGCTTTAGTAATTCCCTTAATGCAAGACGTAACGTTATCAGCATCGACTGGATCAACTAGATATTCAACTTTGGATTCTACAGCCAGTAGTGCTTTTACAACAGTTAATGAAAATAGTGTTTCTTTAAACATGCTATTAGATGGAGCTGTCTTTTTCGGAACAGGAACAGGCACTAACACAATATCAAATAAAGGATTACTAGAAACTTCATCAGACAAAACAGAGATATTTTTCACTGTTGCGTTTAATGAAGGTAATACAACTGGTGAATACTACGTTAAAGGCAAAGGTTTCTTATCAGGGTTAACTCCTACAGCATCTATTGATGCGGCTGTATGGGTAACTCCAATGGAAATTATCGTTAATGGTGAGATTACTAAGGTCATCGTATCTTAATAATTACAAAACCGTAATAACATATAAGTTAGGCTCCCTCACAATGTGGGGGAGTTTACACTTTTAGGAGAACATATGAAAGATATAAAAACAAAACTACAATCCGTTCTTGACAATGGACATAGCGGTGAAACTGTTACTATATATGGCGAACAGTATAACACACATGAACTTGCCAAAGAGCACGGAATTGAATTACCTAAAGCCAAGAAGGCTAAGAAACAGGTAAATATAACTGAAGATATACAGGAAGAAGAA